CGTATCATCTGGCAATGTCTCGGCGTGGCGCTCGATTTCGGCTCTGATGCGTTGTGCTCGTTCCCTGCTAATCATCAGCGCCCCCTAAGAGAATATCCACGACTTCTTCCGCGCTCGGCTCCGTCTCATCAGGCGGGTCAATGCGCTCGTATTCTTCCCACGTGAGATTTTCAAGCAGGTGATAGTCCGTGGTATCTGTTCGAGCTGGTTTGTTGCGGATAACAGCAAGGATAGACTCGTATTCAGTCTCGGTGATTTCGACACCGCCGCCGCCAGTTCCGATTGCGACTATGAAGCCGTTTTGGATGTCCTTGTAGTATCTCATGACGGCTCCTAACTAGTCGGTGCCCAAACGGCAATCCACTTGTACGTGCGGCCTGATCTCCAATAGCGAGTATCAGAGTTTGCATATGGGTATATTGCTTCAGAAGTTGCCCAGTAACTTGCCGCCGCGTTTGTTTCGCCCGTCAGACTGGACAAAGTTTGCGACCCAGACGAGATGCCGCCATAACTAAAACGAGCCGCGCCATACTGTGCGCCGCCGTTACTCGAATAAGCAGGATATCCGAACGCTCCGTACCAGTTTCCGAATATACAGGCAATAATCGAGCTTGCATCAGGAACATTCGTTCCAGTCATATCTGCAACGGCAAAGGATATCGGCGGTTCTGAATGTGAATCCGAAAACGATATCGTCCCCCTTGCAATATCGCTCGCAGGTGTCCATGTTCCCGTCTCGTACTCCAAGCCACCGCCCCCGCCTGACACAGCTACGTCAACAGCAGCAAACTCGGAAACATCTATACCTGTGCCGTTCTCCGTGATGCTCTTAGTGCCGCTCACAAGTTCTGATGCCGTGACGGTGACAGCCGTACCAGTTGCGCCATTGCTGATATATCCAGCCGTGACGGACGCTGATGGCGTAACGGTCGCGGTATGGCTGCTGACGGACTTCGTGGCAGATGCGCTAACCGAACCGCTCGCCACGCTCTTCGTGGCCTGCGATGCGTAGTAACCCGCTGGGACTGTGACAGTTGCGCCGCTCGCCTGCAAGTCAGCAGACGTTTTCGTGGCGATGCTGCCAGTCACCTTGCCACCTGAGACATACGCCGTTTTCGGGTAGAGGATGTCGGCTGCGGTCGCTGTCGCATCAGACGGGTCATACTTGCCGCCGCTGTCATCGTCTAATACAAGGTAGCCGTTCGCGTCCTGGTAGACCTGGCCTGCGTCCACTCCACCGCCGCCCTGGTTGGTGCCAGTGACGAGCGAGCCGTTGACGAACGCCTTTTTGCCAAGAGTAATGTCGGCTGCTCCCGCCGCGTCAGAGTCGATGGTAGTATCGTCAAAGCGTGCCTTGCCGTTTCCAGACGGAACTTTGATGTAAGGCACGTCGCTGTACGTTGCGCCCCAAAGGTCTACTGTCTGAGCCATGACGACTCCTAGCTGATGCTCAGCGAGTGGTCAGTCGAATCTTGGCTAATCACTGGGAGCTGTGCCGTCCCCTGTACGCCGAAGATGCTATACGGTGCCACGATTCGGCTGCCGACCAGGTTCGCGTCACCTGCGATGGTCTGCTTTCCTGTCAGATACGTCCCAGCCGCGATTTCCTGATTTGAAGTAGTCGGCGTGATGGTCGCAGCCGCCTTGGTCGGCACGCTCGCGGTCAGCTCCACGTTGGAGTTGCCGGCGGTGCCGCTGCTCACGTAGCCCGCCGAGACCTGCGGCGTGTTGCTCACCGACTTGGACAGCTTGAGCGTGTTCGTCCCGGGTGTCACGGTCGCGCCCGTCGCGCTGATGGACGCCGCGGGCGCCGCCGAACCGCTCGGCACGCTCTTGGTGGCCTGCTGCGCGTAGTTGCCCGCGGGCACCGTCACGGTCGCACCCGAGGCCGTGAGGTCGGACGACGACTTCGCGGGGATGCTGCCGTCGACCTTGACGCCGCCGGCACCGTACCCGGAGTAGCCTGCAAGCATCTGGCTGCCGTTCGTGAGCGTCGCGTCGGAGGTGTCCCAGAAGTACGCCTCCTCGTCCGAGTTCTGGATGGGTATCTTGACGAACGGGACGTCGTCGTAGTTCACGTCCCTGATAACCACGTCTTTTGCCATTGCCTGTCCTTTCTACGATACGGTTATGCCCGTGCCGTCGTACGTTATGAGCCCGTAGTTGGACGGAATCGCCCCGATTGTCACGTCGCCGCGCATCATGAGCCCTTCTGTGCCGAGGACCTGCACGGACTCGGACGGCACGACCTCGTACGCACCCTCGTACGGCATGCTGCCCGAGATGATCCCCGACACAACGCTGACGCTGTAGGACGGCGACCTCACGGCCACGGACTCCGACTTCGACACGACCCTGACGGTCTGGCCGTTGCGGTCTATCACCACTGGCATCATTCCACCTCGTCCATCGCGTAGGTGTCGCACACCTTAGCTTCCCCGAAGACGAGCCTGATCTGCTCGCCCTGGGACGTGGTCTCGAAGATGTCCCAGTTGTGCTTGCCAGCTGGTATCTCCTTCGTGACGGACGGCGGGATGGAGACCCTGATCTTGTCTGCGGCGCAAGTCACGCACTCGTCCATCTGCCAGTGGCCATTCTTGGACTGCACCGCCATCTTCGCCGTCGACTGCGAATGGTCGATGACATTGCCTTCTGCGTCCTCATGGGTGATGTCGAAGATCCGCGACGCGTTCTGTGCAATGATGAGGGTCCCTTTCTCAAGGCCCTCTTCGCCGATGATAACCATCGCTACCTCCTGTTGTTGCCCGCTGAGACGAGCATCCAAAGAATGACTCCCACGAAGAAGAACGCGCCGACGCAGATGATGGTCACGCCGCTCATTGCTTCATCCTCGCGTAGATCACATCGGCCACCTTGTTCGCCAGCTTGTCGTAGTCGACCTCGACCGTGACGTTCTGCGAAGTCGGCTTCAGCTTGTCGACGGTCTGCTCGATGGCGTTGATGCGCCCGAAGATGTCGTGACCTGCGGGGGTTCCCCACCCCGCGTTATCGGTTCTGACAAGCTGCGTGTGAATGTCCGTCAAAAGCTGATAAGCGTCATTCTTGCCGTTCATGCTCTCGTTCTTGTAGCTCCAAACGTCAGCCGCGCTCACGTCATCATCTCCTTCGAAAACTCGCCGCACCATCCACGTGATGCAGCCGTAAGCTTGCATCCAGGCTTGCGCCCATTTCTCTTGTGGGCCGTAGCCGCCTGGGTGGCCTATCATCGTGCCGCCGCCGCAGTAAAGCTCTATGTGGCAAAGGTAGTGCGAAAAGCTGTAATCGTCGTAATACGTGGCGGTCATGAGAATCAAATCGCCCGGTTGCATATCGTCCCACGGTATCTCGCTTGGGTAATGCCCACGTGCGACTTCGTAACCCGCATACGACTCGTCACCAGTCCATGTGCCTACGTCGTAGCCGAACTGCGCATAGCACCAGCGAACGAAACCGCTGCAATCAGTCCCGCCGTATTCTTCGGGATACATGCGGTCGGGATAGTCGTTGGTATATCGCCATTGTCCAGCCTTGGAACGCGCCAGGGCGATTAGCTCACTTCCCTTGCTCATCTTCGCCCTCGCTTTCTGGTGGACACTCCACGATCAAAGCAAGCATCTCGTCGTTCTGCTCGACTTCGGCGTTGCCCTTTTCATCGCTCATCGTCGTAGCCTTTCGCAGTGATGGCGCTGTAGCCAATCAAAGCACCTATGAGCACGCCGATGGCGTTGATGGTAGTGACAACGCTTTCAGGCGCAGGCCACCCCCACAAAGGCGCTACAACGCCGTAGAACGTGGCTAGTGCTGGGCAAGCGATGATAGCTATCCATTTAAGTGCGTTATATGCCTTGTCAGGCAGGAAATAGACTTTGTTGTCCATAGCTAGTCCTTCTTTCTGTGTCGCTCGATGTAGTCATCCACATCAGAGCCAACTAGCTCGTCCATGTATTTCTTGGTTTGATGGTTGCCGCCAGCGTCACGGTAAATCTCGTAAGCATCGAGTTTTTCATCTACAGTGAAATGCTCGTCATAAATGGCGATGCGGCAAATCATCATCAGCGTTTGACGCTGAATCTCGCGGTTCTCGGCTGCTTCCTTGGTAGTCGTTTTGAGTTTCGACACAAGAGCGCCGACGATGGCAGCCACGACGCTGCTAATGAGCGCCGTGAACGCCGTTAGTGCTAGAACTTCCATTTATCGCCTACTTATAGCCGACTACTGCGTATATGAATATGTTGTTGGTCGCAACCGCCGCCGCGCCGCCGTCCTGCTCACCGTATGACTGCGTGTTGATAGCCGTGCCGCTAATCGTGACTTCGCGCCGCTTGTAGTTGTTCTGCCCGTTCACGTTGTTGGTAGCCATCGACAAGCAGACTGTCTTGCCGTTAGGGCCGTACACCTTCGTGCTGGCATAGTGGCTGTTCTGGTCGCGGAAGAATATCTCCATCATCGTGTAGTTCGCAGCCGTAGCCGTGAGCGTGATGTTGGTGTTAACGCCAGCCGACGAATAGAGCGTGTCAGCCATCCACGCTGTGCCGCTCGTCTTGCCAGTGCCGCCACGTGCAACGCCCAAAGTGCCAGCCGTAAGCTTCGACGTGTTGAGGTTCGGTATTCTCGCGTCTGCGAACGTGCCGCTGGTAACCTTCGAAGCGTCCAAACTTGGAATACGAGCCGCCGCAAAGGTGCCGCTCGTTACCTTGCTTGCATCGAGCGCGGGAATACGCGCCGCGTCGAGTGTGCCGCTGGTAATCTTGCCAGCCGACAAATTCGGAATCTGCGAAGCTGTCCACGTCTTGCTCGACATACCTTCGAGCGTCACAACCACATCGCCGTAAAGCTTCTGCGGAGTCCCCACGTTGATGCTGTCAATCGGTATTCTCCAAAGCGGCATGTATGCCGTCGTAGCACCTTCGAGAATCGAGCCGCTGGGAATCGTCGGGTCAGCAGGCGTGGACGATGAAGCAGTGCCTTTAACGACGGCAAGCGAAGCCGTCTCAACCGACGTGCTGGAATCGTACTCGTACTTGATGCATACAATGTCGTTACGGCTCACGCCTTGTGCGCCGTTGTCAATTGCCACGTTCTCCGCTACGGACACGCGCACGTGCCGCCCCTCGAATACCGCATCGCCCACGCCGATGGTGACGAGGTTGGCGGACTGAACGGTGCAGGCAAGCTGCGTACCAGTGTCTAGGACGTACTTGCCAGCGCCGAAC